AAGACCGCCGCCGTCGACAAGCCGCAGAAGTGGAGGCGCGTCGGAGTCGGACTCGTGTCTGTGTCCATCGACCAGCTCGCGTGGCGCAGGCAGAAGCTCTCCGACAAGGAGATCGCCAACGACCTGATGCTGTTCAACCAGGAGTATCCCTCCCGCCCGCAGATCGCGTTCATGTCCACCGGCAGGCCGGTCTTCGACATGGACTGCATCGACAGGATGCTCGCGCTCGCGCGCGACAACCCGCCGCGCTTCGTCGGAAGCATGAGGGTCGAGGAGTGAAGTACCTGTCCGTGTGCAGCGGCATCGAGGCCGCGACCGTCGCGTGGCACCACTTGGGCTGGGAACCAGCCGGCTTCGCCGAGGTCGAAAAGTTCCCCGCGCAAGTGCTCGCGCACCACTACCCTCGAGTCCCCAATTTCGGAGATCTGACGGAGCATGATCAGTGGCCCCTCGAGCCTGGAGCAGTTGACCTTCTGGTCGGAGGAACACCATGCCAAGCCTTCAGCATCGCCGGACTGCGGCGAGGCATGGACGATGCGCGTGGTCAACTCACCCTTGAGTTCGTCCGACTGGCTGCACGACTACGTCCGCGCTGGATCGTCTGGGAAAATGTCCCTGGCGTCTTGTCCAGCGGAGGAGGACGGGACTTTGGTTCCTTCCTCGGGGCGCTGGCCGAACTCGGGTATGGGTGGGCCTACCGCGTGCTGGACGCTCAGTACTTCGGAGTGGCCCAGCGCCGCCGTCGTGTGTTCGTTGTCGGATACCTTGGAGACTGGCGTCGTGCCGCAGCGGTTCTTCTTGAGCGCGAAAGCCTGCGCGGGAATCCTCCGCCGCGCCGAGAAGCGGGGCAAAGACCTGCCGGAGCTTCTGTCGCAGGCGCTGCGTCAGGTCGCCAGCATGCAGCCAAATGGCCCGCGGAAATTGCCTGCACCCTGAACACACGATACGGCGACAAGCAGGGACTTGAAGACCAGCACGCGCTTGGCGGCGCTTCGTTGTTCGTGCCGGCGGTCGCGTTGCAGGACGTTCGCGCAATGAGCAAGGCGCAGAACGGCTGCGGCTGGAACGCAGACGGGACAGCGTACACCGTGGACACGCACGCGACGCAGGGGGTGGCGACCGCCATGCAAGTGCGCCGCCTCACGCCCGTGGAGTGCGAGCGTCTGCAAGGCTTCCCAGACGGCTACACCGACATTCGTCCTCGCAATAAGGACACGCCTGATGGGCCGCGCTACAAGGCGCTGGGCAACAGCATGGCCGTGCCGGTGATGCGCTGGATCGGCGAGCGCATCGCCAAGGTCGACCAAGCATGAACTTCAAGTTCGAGCCCTACGCGCGCGGCGGTCTCCAGATCTGGAAGGATCCCGAGGAGGGCCGGAAGTACGTCGCCGCGTCCGACACCGCAGGCGGACTCGCTCGAGGTGACTTCGCCGTCATCGTGGTCATCGAGGGCGAGACCTGCGAGGTGGTCGCGCGCTGGAAGGAACGCGACGACCCGCACGTCTGGGGGCCGAAGTGCGCCTGGCTGTCGTGGTACTACAACGAAGCCCTGCTCGCGTTCGAGACGTACCCTTCGGCCCACGGCTACACCGCCTGCATGGAAGCCATCAACAAGGGCTACAAGAAGATCTACAAGCGGCAGCGGCAGGACACCATCTCCAAGCAGGTGTCCGAAGTCCTGGGCTGGCACACCAACTCCACCACCAAGCCCCTGCTCATCGACCGCATCAAGCGTGCACTCGACGAAGGCGCGCACATCCCAGACGAGGAATTGCTCTACGAACTACGCGACCAACGCTGGAACGGAAAGGGCGAGATGGAGTCGCGGGGACACGACGACATGGTCATTGCATACGGCATTGCGCTCGCTGTCCGTGATCAGTCATGGACAAGGGGCCTATTGCGTCCTGAGCCTGTAGTGCCTAGGACAGAGTCGGAACGCTACTGGGCTGCGTACGACAAGCGTCTTACCGCCAAGCCCAAGAAGCGAAAGCTCTTCCATGGATGAAGCATTGAACGGCTGGGAGTTCGGAGTGCTGGCGATCGTCGCGCTGACATGCGCGCTGCCCGTCGCGGCGGTCGCATGGGCGTTGGTGCGCGTCAACCTCCGCCTTGCTGATCAGAACCGCGACCTGTTGAAGGCAATCCTCGCCAGCAGCGAGAAGCCGCAAGCCGCTGCGGTCGCCGGCGCCATGGAAATCACCGACCGAGAAAAAGTCGCGCACGAGACGATGGGTCGCTCCCACTTTCCGCGCCGCCCAGCAGGAGCAGGATGAAGCTCGACGAAGGCAACCTGATCGAGATGATCGACAAGCGTGTCGGTCTCCACGAGTCGCGTCTTGAGCGCCTCGCCCTCGAGGAATCGTGGATCTCGAACGTCGCCTTCTGGAGCGGCAAGCAACGCTTCTTCTTCGAGCAAGGGCGTCTGTTCGACGCTGGCCTCGACGACCCCGAAGCCGCGACTCGCTACAAGGTCAACCTCATCCGCTCGCGCGTGCTCGCCGCCTGCGCGAAGGTGCTGGCCGTCAACGCGCAGTTCCGCTGCCGTCCGCCCACCGGCACCAGCCGCGACCGCGAACTTGCGCAGCTCGCCGAAAAGGTCTTCGACCACATCCGCGAAGTCACCGACTTCGAGTGGCATCTCATGATGTCCACGCTGTGGAAGGCGGTCTGCGGATCGTCGTTCCTCAAGATCACGTGGGATCCCTTCAAGGGCGAACCCGATCGCTTCTACCTGTCCGACGCGCAAACACGCCGCGTCATCCCCGAGCAGATGCTGACTCCCGCGCTCAAGCAGGAGAAGGACATGGCGGGGCTGTTCGAGGACTATCCCCCTGGCGATATCTCAGTTAGCGTCCTGTCGCCGTTTGCCGCGTTCCAGGATACCAGCAGCCGCGACACGCAGATGATGGGCTGCCAGTGGTTTGCGGAGAAGCACTACGTCGACATCGACCGCATCGCGGAACGCTTCGACATGGACCCCAAGGACATCCAGCCCATGGAGGCGGATGCCGGCCTGCGCAACTACGAAGAAGCCATCGCGTTCATGTCGAACGGATCCGGCCTCTCGCTCGTGGACTGGGCGCAGCCCGAGGACAAGCGCGGCAAGCGCACCCAGTACGTCGAACTCTGGCAGCGCCCCAGCAAGCAGCACCCGCGTGGCATGCGCGTGGTCTACGCCGGCGGACGCATCCTGAACATCAACCGCGCCGGCGGACTCGACAACCCCTACATCGCCGACCGCACCGGCTGGTCGCACCTGCCCTACGTCAAGGACGACTGGTGCCCGCACCCTGGTCGGTTCTGGGGCGCGTCGCTCGTGGAGGATCTGCTTGGCCCGCAGTACTACCTCAACGAAGCTCGCACGGTGATGATGCAGTTCATGGAGACGTTCGGTCTCCCGAACACCTACGTCGGCGACCAAGCCGGCATCGACACCGACAACATGCCGGTGGGCGGTGGACGCATCTACCAAGTCAACGAGGTGTCCTCGTTCAAGGTGCAGCACGGCCCGCCGCCGCAGATCCCGCCCGATGTCGCGCGGTTCATGGATGTGTGCGAAGCCGACCTCAACAAGGCGGCGGCGCAGTCCGAGATCAACGCGGAAGGACTGCCTGGGCAACTGCGCTCCGGCAGCGCCGTGCGCGCCATCAACGAAGAGCGGTTCATCACGCTCACCGTTCCGTCCAAGTCCACGCTCCGCACCGTGCGCGACGCCGGCAAGATCTGCCTGGCGCTCGGCAAGATGTACTACGGCCCCAAGCGCACCATGCGCTACCTCGGCGAGGACGCCGAATGGGTCGTCGAGGAGTTCGACGGTTCCGACCTGCTCAACGACTTCGTCATCGTGGGCAACCCGTCCGTCGCGGACACGCTCGGCTCCGCGCGCGAGGAGATGCTCGATGCGCTGCAAGCCGGCGCGTTCAACCCGCAGTTCGACGAGCAGACCCGCGCGCTCATCCTCAAGGGATTGCACTACAACACCAGCGACGAGTTCATCAAGCGCACCCTGCAGGCTGAACGCAACCAAGAGCGCGAGATCCAAGAGATGATCCGCGACCCGCTGAAGTACGGCGACGAGGGCTACCCCGTCATGGAGTGGGAAGACCACGCCAAGGAATCGACCGTGCTCATCGCCTACATGTACACGCCCGAGTTCAAGGGGCTGCCCGTGCAGACGCAGGCGCTCATCACCGACCACTGGAAGAAGCATCAGATGTTCATCCAGCAAGCCCAGATGCAGGCCATGGAAATGGCCGAAGCGATCAAGGGCGTTCCAGGCCAAGCCGGCCAAGCATCCCAACCCGCATTCTGATTCATGCAAGACACCAACCCCATCAAGCCCAAGAGCAACAAGCGCGAGGAGCACGCCGACGCGGCGAGCATCGGTGCGCAGCTCAAGGAGCTTTCGTCGTCCCGCGCCACGGTCGAGAAGGCCGCCAATCTCCTCACCCCCATGTTCCCCATCGACGGGGACAACGAGAAGGAAGTCGAAGCCGCCGACGTGCTGCTCGAGGAGGTCTACAAGCAGCAGCGCCTCCGCACCGACGAGGAGAAGGACAAGGAGAATTCGATCTACCACTTCTTCGTGAAGTGCCGGAACACGCACCCTGAAGGCCAGCCCAGCCACGGCGTCTACCTGACCCTCAATCCCGAAAGCGGAACGGTGCAGAACGACCAGTGGAAGAGCGCGTACAAGCCGAACGCCAAGTCGGCCTGGTACGAAGACATCCTCTGCCAAGTGTGCCTGCGCTACTACGGACAAAAGACCACGTTGCCGGTGACCCTCGGCAAGGGCGGATCATTCACCGTTGACCAGCGTTGGCTGTGGCGTCGCCCGAAGGATCCCAAGCGCGCCGCTATCGAAGGCGAGTCGCGGGCCAACCCGATGGGGTTGAACTCCCAGAACAATGGACGTGAAGAAGCGAACCGCCGCGCCGCAGCCGCCGGCTACGAGGTGATCCCGTGAGCGACCAACAACAGCCGGCAGCTCCCGTTCCCTACGCCCCCGACACCGCCGTCGTCCGCCTCAAGGTGGATGGCCGCGAGATGGATACCACCGTGGCGGACCTGCGCAAGAGCGCGCAGATGGCCTCCGCCGCAGAGAAGCGACTCCAGGAAGCGAACGCGCTCAAGGCACAGCATGCCGGCGCCATCGAGTTCGCCTCCCAGATGGAGACGCTGTTGCGCACCAACCCCGACGCGGCCCTTGCGGAGATCCAGAGACGTGCGTCTCAACTGCATGGCCGTCCCATCGGAGTTGGCTCCACCGATGCGAGTTTTTCGGGCGACGATCTCGATCCTGCCACCAAACAGACGAGGTCGGAGCTCATGCAGATCCAGAGCCAGCTCGCGGAGCTCACAAAGTTCCGCGACGAGTTGACCACCCAGTCGCACATGGATCGCATCAAGTCCGTCGTCGGCTCGCTGCCCCTATACCAAGGGAACGCGAAGGCGCGGGAACAAGCTGAGGTTGTGGTCGCGGCTTACCAGATGGCGAACCCATCGAAGCCGCTGGAGGAGGTGGCTGCCGAACTGCACGCGCTGCAGGCCGACATGCTCTCCGACTTCATGTCTTCACAACGTGACCAACGGGCTTCCACGGCGTCCCAGCTTGCTGGCGTGCCGCCTTCCGCCGGAACTCCTGGCCTGACCGCGAACACCCCGCCGAAGCCTTCGGCGAAGGATCTGCAGTCCGGCCAATGGCGTTCCGGCTTCAAGGCGTTCGTCAGCCAGCTCAGGAACGACGTGCGCTAGTCCACAACCAATCAAGGACTGATCCATGTCTGTGACTGCTTCCAACGGTGTTGCATACAACACCCAGTCGTACGGCTCTCAAGCCGGCGCTGGCTACTACGACAACCTCCTCACCAACTACTTCCTGCAGCTCCTGCCGGATGCGCGCAACAACTCGACCGTGCTCTTGAGCATGATCGACAAGCGCCCGCATCAAGCTGTCTCGGGCAAGTACATCGTGTTCCCCGTGCGGTTCGGTCGTTCGACCGGCCTCAACAACGTGGGCTACGGTGGCGTCATTCCCGACCCCGGCTTCCAACCGTCGTTGACCTACTCGACCATCACCCGCAAGGGCATGGCTCGAATCGCGCTGGATGGCGACACCATCCGGCACGGCAAGACCAACGGTGGCGCCTACGCCGAGGCGCTGCAAATCGAAATGGAAGGCATCGTCGATGACATCATGATCGACCGTGCCCGCCAAGTTCACAACGACGGCTCGGGCCGCATCGCGGAAGTCGCTACGATCACCACCACGGTGCCGGCCAGCGGTCTTTTGGGCATTACCTTGAGGGTCAACCAGAACATCGAGGGTGGCGCAACCACCCGCGCTGCTGGCACGCTCGACAAGTACATCGAGCCTGGCATGCGGATCTCGTTCTTCAGCAGCGGCGGCTCGCTGCAGACGTTCACGGAAGCCGGCCCTGGCACTGCGTGCAGTATCTT